AAAAGAAATGTTTGTTGACCCTTGTGAATCAAACAAAAGATTTGATGTAGAGATACCAACACCTATGGGTGTTAAAAAAATATCAAGAAAGTTTATACCTGCAAAGTTACAAGACAATCCTTATCTAATGCAGACTGATGATTACTACGCTATGTTAGCATCTCTGCCTGAAGTACAAAAGAAACAATTCTTAGAGGGTGATTGGGATGCATATGAAAGTTCTTCATTCCCTGAATTTAATAGACAGATTCATGTGATAGAACCTTTTGACATTCCTAGAAACTGGATGAGGTTTAGAGCAGCAGACTGGGGATATAGTTCACCTGCATGTTGTTTATGGTTTGCAGTAGATTACGATAATAATTTATTTGTATATAGAGAACTATACACTAAAAGAAATACCGCCGATATATTTGCAAGAAAAGTTTTAGAAATGGAAGATGGCGAATACATTAGATATGGTATTCTAGATAGTTCTACTTGGGCAAGACGAGGAGATATAGGACCTAGTATTGCAGAGACTATGATACAAGAAGGATGTCGTTGGAGACAATCTGACAGAAGTCCTAGAAGTAGAATAGCAGGTAAAGTAGAAGTTCACAAAAGATTAAGGGTAGATGAAGATACAGGATATCCTAGTATGTTTATATTTAGTAATTGTTTAAATTTAATTAGAACATTACCGATGCTACCTGTTGATAAAAATAATCCTGAAGATGTAGATACAACTGCAGATGACCATGCTTACGATGCACTTAGGTATGGATGTATGAGTAGACCTATTCATCCTGTATCACAAAGAGGCAATGACTTCTTAACATCTACAGAGAGACAAGATTCTGCACCTGCAGATAGCATATTTGGTTACTAATGAAGTTACCCAAGTATGTAACAGTAGGACCTTTTACAGTACAATTAGTATGTGTACCACACGAACTAATGTATGAAGTGTCTGAAGCACAAGGAACATTTGTAGTAAAACCTCCTTATAAAATATATTTAGATGAAGAGATGATACGAGCAGGTGGTCCAGATGCTGTTAATGTCGTAATACATGAGTTATTACATTTAGGTTTTTATCAGTATCATTTAAAAGAAAAAGAAGAAGAGACTATAGTTAATTCTTACGGAAACTTTTTAACAGAACTCTTATGTCATTCTGCATTAAAAGAATGGATAAGATTTCACACAAAATAACAATAGGAGAAAACAACAATGGCAATCATGAAGCAATACAAGCAAGGTGACTTACCTGAAAATATGTATGGTAACGAAGCATCTAAGCAAGGTGATAGTAAGATTAATGTCGTAAAGCCTGGAGCAGGATTACCTGCAGACTATGCAGAAGGTGGCGTTAACAAAGACTTCCCTAAAGAAAACAAAAACAATGTTGACGGAAAAGTATTTCAATTAGCTGACGAAAGAGATTACTAATTTAAATGCCACACGAAAATACAGTAGGCGGAGTATTTTCTGAAGACGATGATGTAACTGCCCTAGATAATAAAGAAGATAAAAGTTTTGATAATTTAGGTTCTCTTATAGAATCTAGATTAAAAGAATCAGAACAGGCTCGACTTTATGATGAGAAGAGGTGGTTACGAAGCTATCGAAACTATAGAGGTATCTATGGTGCAGATATGGCTTTTCGTGATTCAGAGAAGTCTAGAGTTTTTGTTAAAGTAACAAAGACAAAAGTTCTTGCTGCTTACGGACAATTAATAGAAGTTTTATTCTCGCAAGGTAAATTTCCTATTGGGATATTTCCAACTAAAGTACCTTCAGGTATAAGTGAGTATGCACATATAAAACCAGACAATATGAAGAATCCTCGTATGGAGGATATCTATGGTTTTGATGGAGACGGAAGAGAGATGTCTCCTGGAGCTACCGCCGATAGTATTTTAAATGGATTGGCAGAGAAGTATGCAGAGGCAGGGTTTGAAAAAGGACCTGCTCCTGATTTAAAAACTATGCCACAAATAGAACCTGCAGAGGAAGCTGCTAAGAACATGGAGAAACTTATCCATGACCAGTTAGAAGAAACTCATGCAATATCTGTTATGCGTCATGTATTATTTGAAATGTGTTTACTAGGCACAGGTATTTTAAAAGGACCATTTAATTATGAAAAGCCTGAACACAAGTGGGAGTTAAATGAAAAAGGTGAGAGAGCATACTCGCCTACAAAAAAATTAGTACCAAGAGTAGAAGCAGTTAGTTGTTGGGATTTATATCCTGACCCTGATGCAGTACAAATCGAAGATGCAGACTATGTAATTCAAAGACATGTCTATACTCGTTCTCAAGTAAGAGACTTAATGAATAGACCATTCTTTAGAAAGTCAGCTATCGAAGATTTACTATCTTATGGTTCTAACTATGAAACAAGAAGTTATGAAACAGCTTTGTTTGATAGAGAGAATCAAGAAGAGTTTAGTAAAAATAGATATGAGATTTTAGAGTATTGGGGTGTTATGGATAAACACTTTGTAGAAGAAGCAGGAATAGAAATACCTGATGATATTGATGATGACTTAGACGAAGTACAAATCAATGCATGGGTATCTAATGGACACATTTTAAGATTAGTATTAAATCCATTTACACCTGCAAGAAATCCCTTCATGGTATGTCCTTATGAAATAAATCCTTATCAATTCTTTGGCGTGGGCATACCTGAGAATATGGATGATGCACAAACAATTATGAATGGTCATGCAAGAATGGCTATTGATAATTTAGCATTAGCAGGAAACTTAGTCTTTGATATAGACGAAACAATGTTAGTTCCAGGACAAGACATGTCTGTATTCCCTGGAAAAATATTTAGAAGACAAAGTGGACAAACAGGACAAGCTTTACACGGATTAAAGTTTCCTAACACAGCACCTGAGAATATGCAGATATTTGATAGATTTAGACAACTAGCAGATGAATCTACAGGTATACCTTCTTACTCACACGGACAAACAGGAATACAATCTACTACTAGAACAGCTTCAGGTATGTCTATGTTGATGGGAGCTGCAGCACTAAATATAAAAACAGTAATTAAAAATGTAGATGATTATTTATTAAAGCCATTAGGTGAAACTTTATTTCATTGGAACATGCAGTTTAATAAAGAAGTGCCAGAGATACAAGGTGATTTAAATATTAAAGCACAAGGCACAACATCACTTATGACAAAAGAAGTTAGGTCACAAAGATTAATGACATTTATGCAAGTGGCATCTAATCAGTTCTTAGCACCTTTTGTAAAATGGCACAGTATTATAAAAGAGATTGCAAAGTCTATGGATATAGACCCTGAACAATTAGTTAATGACCCAGAAAAGGCAGCAATATTTATGAAGATGATGGGAGACATGAATGGAAATCAACAAACTCAAAGCGTTAACCAACAACAAGGCGGTATGGCAAATACTGGAGGAGTACCTGCAGGAGCAAATAACCAAGACCCACAAGGGTCTGGAGGTGGCAACATCGGAGTTGGAACTCCACAGACTCCAGGGCAAGGTGGCAATGTTGCACCAAATACTCAACCTGCGGGAACAACTGAACAATAATGGCAAATAAGTTATCAGATATATTAGAACAAGAATCATCAGGGATTATGTTCCCTTTTAGAACAGGTGTTAAATCTGTTAAAACAGAACAACAAGTATACACACCTACCGATGGTATTATGAATGTTAAAGGTGAGGCATACGAAGGACCTAATGCAGTTATAACTTATGGAACAGAAGAACAAGGTTTTCCAAGACAATTAAAAGAAATAGAAAAAGGTATGCTACCTAGGTTTGACCAAACACAATTTCCAGACATAGGTAAAGGTAAAATAGAAACTACAAGACCTGGAATATCTACAACACCACCACCTACTACTGAACCTGATAAACCAATAATGGACCCTTGTCCTCCAGGATTTAAACTAGACCCTGTAAAAAAGATATGTGTTCCAATACAACAACCTAAAGGGGATGATAAAAAAATAGGACCTACAAATCCACCAAGAAATATAGGACCTGCTGCAAATGGTGTTTCATCAGTTGCTGATGCAATAAGTAAACTAAGTGATAAGGGTGGAGTGTTTGGTAATTTAGTTGATGGCAATATAACTTTAGAAATAGACAACTCAAGCATATTATCTAACTTTGGATTTTTAGGTAAGTTTATTGATGATGCATTTATAAAAG